GCCGGCGGTTAAACCGTTGTTACATATGAAAAGTTTTATGATGGAGACCCTGGTTGCCCATATTTTCCACCACAGGAGAACTAAATTCCCCTCATCACCCCGACGGTCAGGGCGGCTACACAGCTCGTTGGTTAAGCTATGCGAAAGACAACCGTGGAACTCGCCGTTATCGTGGTCGAGTCGCCAGTCGCATCATAAATGACGGTCTGGCCTGCAGCAGTAACTGTTACGACGGTGTTGTCAAGAGCGGACGTCGCAGCTGCATTAGTGAACTGGGCACCAGCTTCATCAACTGTAGATGCTGTGCCTGTGAACACGAGGGAAGTGTTGGTGAAAACGGTACCTGTTAGCACGTTGATCACGAGATACGTGCCCACACGGTTAAATGTGAGAGTATTCGTGTTGGCAGCCGACACGTCACCATTACCAGTGATGACTGCCGCTGTACCAAAAATCGCTGCACGAGATACCGCGCCGCCAGAAGTTATGTTGGATTGGAAGACTGTCTGAGTCAATTCCGGGGTCATGAGCTCGACTTCATAGTCGACATAAAGCTCACCCACCACACCCGCACCAGCCATACCTTGGACACCGACGAACAAATTACCAACATCGTAGGTCTTAATATCCAAATTGGAGGCGAGGGCGCCAGAGCGTATATATCTCTGGACACCAAACTTCTGAAGATCTTGAGCGTCTGACGAATTCACAAAGGGCGCCCACGAAACAGACCTTGTGGCACCTTTATATGCCATCAAAGCCTGCTTAGTAGTAGGCGCAGAATCCGCAGAATCATAGTCCACCGCAAACATCACCGAACCAGCCGTAGCTGACGACACTTGCGTTTCAAACTCAAACCGCAACCGACGGAAGAGATAACTCTCATATCGGGATGCGATTTTCGACAACCAAGGGAACAATTGAGACATTCCAGGATTGATTGGGAAAGAGGTTGTTGAGAACAGGACAGAACCGCTCAAATCGGCTACATACTCCCTGTGGCGCACACGAATCCGGGCATCACCCCCCTTAGATTCCGAAGAAAGGGCGGGGCGTGGAGTCATCATGACTCTGGATTGTGCCGCGGGAGCTGACACCATTGGTCTACTAACATAAGACCGGCCGCCTTGAGGATTGGCGGGTTTACTCATAACATTACGTCTCTTAGCCACTGAGCGTGGTGGCCTTTGAGGAAGGGATTTCTTTAGGTTTGACATTTGCCCTACTGGAACTCGGTCAGCGGTCGATCATTTACCCAGGTGATAGGATCCCATGAGAGACCTGAGTGAGTGGTCGTGTCGACCTGGAAGTTCCAGTTTGCTAATTTATACTCGATATCATACTGAGTAGGTATGTCAATACCGAAAGCTTGCGCGAAGGTAAGCCTGGCATCATCGGTTATTTCATCACTATGGACACCGGATGCGGCCTTTCGGTAGAGTTTGGATTCCCGAAGGTAGCGGAACCATTCCCCACTAGAATCATCATGGCGCACTTTAGCACCACTAGAATTCCTCGCAAGAGCTAAGGCGTATTCCTGAAGAACTGGCACGCCAAGATTGAGGATCAACTCACATTCTGCAAGGCCAGCTAGGTATTCCCGGCGGATCTTCCCGGGGACACCCAACCAACGTTGACCAACCAAGGCTGTGGACATAACTTTGTGGGGATTTCTAACAAACTTCCAGCCACGCAGTGTATTTATAGGTTGAGACTGGCACCAGGTGACCGATTCCAGTGTGAATGCAATGTTTTCAATCTTCATCTCATGACCATAACCAATAAAGAAGGGGGGTAAATCCTCCAAAACTGAGTCTAGGTCAGACTTCTCGACTATCAAAAGACAATCATCTCCATCATCAAAAATGTCGAATTGTTTACCCCGCGGGATCATGAACCCCAACACCATAGCAACCATAAGGATACAATTACCAAGTGCGGTGTTCATGTCTCCAGACATTCGTTTCCCTTTGGTTACGTATCTGAAGCCTAGGCGGGAGTAACAATAATTTCGCAACTGCCAAGACAAAATTTGGGCGAAATAAGGGTCATTGTTACAATTTGTGTAAACTCTGTGTTCCTCCTCAAGTTGTCTCTTATCAACGTGTTGATCAAATCTAGACGCGTCAAGGGAGACAACAGAAGGGTGAGTGAAACGGGACATTTTCTTGGACAAGGTGGAGGCACGCTCTACTTGGTTGAGTCCTTTACCAATCAAGCGGGTCTTTGATAACAATGGGTGATCAATACGCAGACGATACAAGTGTTCTTCGATAGGCTTGAGATAAGATGCCAACATAACGCAGTATCTTGGGTCCCTGAATTGAATTGCCCTAGGATCGGGATTCTTTTTCGAGGGTGACATCTTCTCAGGCTTGATAAACATTGTAACTCGAGCGTCTTTTCTGGTCAGACCATTGTCGAGGATATTCTGAACGGCGGCCATGTAGCGGGACCTCTTCTTAGGAGGATAGCGCTCAGCGAAATGGCCTAAGGGCTCCTGTTCAGTCTTGGGCAAGTGGTGGATTATAAGGTCAATCCCCTTCTTTAAGGCGCTCATCCCAGCATCTGTAGGGATGGGAACTTGCCCGCATATCCGATTGTGGATTGCCATCTCCTCATTATGGACACAATCGTGATGAACAAATGGAACATATACACCATCAATAGCTGGTGCAGCGACATGCACAATATGTCGCTTATGTTCATTGCCCGAATCGTCCGGCACTGCCGTCACGCTACATCCAGTAGCAAGTGGCTTTAAGACCACTCCTGAATGCATAGCGCAAAGTGCAGGGACGACCACCGGGCCTCCCTATTTGGTCGGGAGTTGGGTGCCATCGGGGGTGACACCCCTGGTCGCAAAATTGTGGACCTGATGCAGATCTGCTGAATTTGAGCCAATCTCATTGATGATCGACACTTCAACATCACAGAGTGATACTAAAGCTCGAACAGCATTGATCGTCATCACTCCTTGATCTATCATGGACATCCTGGGAAACATCTCACGGATCTTGGACTCGGCCACATTCTTGAGCTGGGTTAATCGAGCAACATCTTTCACGGTGCCAAAACTCTTGACATAGATGTGCATCACGACCTCGGGGTGAGCATGATAACTGTCTGCAGTCATCTCCACCCTCATTTTCAAACAAGGTCGGGACCAGCCTTCCGAATCATCTCTCCACTCCCTCCAGGACTTAGAACAATGCCACAGAGAGAAGAAGTAGAGGAAAGCGGTCAGGGCAACGTCAACCTCATATTTTACAGAGTAATTGACAATAAGCCCCTTCAACAACCAAAAACACCAAAGAACAAGGTTGAAGAAAACCACCATGGACATATCAAACAAGCCACGATTCCAAAAGGTAGGCTGTTTGTAGTGGCAACCGCACGGTGAACTAAATTCTTCACCGTCTTCGAGTTTAGGACACTCTCCACAAGGGGGAAGAGTGTACTCGGTAGAGTTAATGGGTCCAAAAAAGGTAGCGCTAGATTCAGAGATTTGAGAATCACCACTCACATCAAGCATCTCACAAATGTGGCCTTCAATGCCACTATAAGGGCACCAGTTCACAATGGAACTTGGAGCATCAGAACGATAGATGGTGGAGTCGGAGCCATCCTCAAAGTTTAAAGTAGGACAAAAATCATCCTCTTTTCTAACGATATGGATTGGCTTTGGTGGCGCAAGGACTGTTGGAATTGGACCAACCAAACCCGCAGGAGCAACGGAAACAAGGGGTTTGGGTATCGCCTCCTGAATGAATCTTTCATTCCAGGAAGGTTGGATTGTGACAGGTACCACGGTGCTGGGGTAGTACTTGTAAGTGGGAACTTCAGAAGAGGAGCTTGAGCTAGAACTTGAGCTGCTGCTAGAGCTAGAACTTGAGCTGCTGCTAGACGAGCTCGAGGAGCTAGATTTGGCTGCGGTTTTAGGGGAAACAATTGGGAGTTTCCCATCAGACTTTGGGGCAACCTTAACATCAGGCTTAGACTTCTTCTGCTTGGGGGATTTTATAGGTTCATCCTCCGAAAGTTGCTCAGCTTTGGGACACTGAGCTATCAAGTGAGCCACGGAGCCGCAAGAGAAACATCGCCTCATTTTGCGGAGTACCGTGTGCCACTCAGTCGGCTGAGACACCGACTTACTCGAACTCTCACCGTGATGGGTTTGAGCGGAGTCACCCTGAGAACCAGTTTTTCCTTCTGGAACTTTGGGAGGTGGCGAAACTGCACTTGGGCCCTTGGGGGTTTTGGGGACTTCCCCCTGGACTTTGGGACTTGGGAGAGAGGCATAGGTTGGAGCCTTCCCCTTGGTCTTGGAGGCATTTCGGTGCCTCCGTGACACAACTAGCGGATCTCTAGACCACGTGAAGCCGTTATTGGAAACGACTCCATGGGGGACTTTAACATCTGTCGTTGGTTGGGAACCAGCCGCTACATCCTTGGATGCGCCGACTGTGGTCCCTTTATACTCCGAGCGACGGCCAGAAAACCGTGCTGCAGAGCAGGTCGATCGGGCACCACACGCACTCTTGCGTGTGGGGCACTCCCCGGAACGACCCTCAGGAAGCTTTGTCACCACTCCTGATAGGTGGGTAGTCTGAACTTG